GATGGTCAGACAGTGATGTTAGAACATTTGTTACAACAGCCGATGTAAATGGCATGGCAAGTCTCGGCACACTCGCCTCGATGGCCTATGAGCTGTGTCAGCGCCCGGTGGACTGTCGCGAAATGCGGTGGAGCAACTACAACAATGGCAGTTTCGCTTTCACCCAAGCCAAAACTGGCACCGCCATCAGAATACCTGCACCTGAATACTTAAAGGATCGGGTTGAGCAACTGCGGGCAGCGTCCAACCAGAACCCAGACGCACACATTATTATATACGAGCGAACTGGTGAGCCTTTCAGCGAGCGCCTTCTGCGCAAAAAAGCAGATCACATTCGCAAATTGGCTGGACTGCCTGATGACCTAAAAGTTTCAGACCTTCGCCGTAGTGGCGCATCCATGCTCGGCGATAGCGGATGCACAGAGGATGAAATCCGAACCATCACTGGACATCGGTCTCGTCAGGTCATCAGCACCTATGTGTTACCATCCACCACCATGGCGGAACGCGCACAACAAAAACGGGCTAACTACAGTGAGGTGGCGTATGGGTAATATACAGCGTCCTGCATCGCTGGACCGCTTGAACAAACTGCGAGACCCAGAAGAGGAACTATTGCGAAAATTGCATCAAGAGGTCTTATATCTGCGGCAAGTGCATCGCGAGAAGTATCGAAAAACCTAGGGGGCGAAATGCCTCCTAAATTTTTTTCAGGGCATATTTTTCATATTTTATTGGGGTTTTGGCCAATTTTTTGTGATTTTTTATAGTGCACTACGTAAGCGATGGCTTGACAGTAGCTTTATGATGACTATGTTGTTGGTCATGGATCAGTATCTAGCTCATCCAGAAATCGAAACAAAATATGTTAGGAAACCAAATGACGACACATACTAAGCAACAAGACTTCGCAGCAGCAGAAGCACTTACGAAGGCACTTAATCTTCAGCGCAACGAAGATGTGATGAGTGCGGAAGAATTTTTCTTTCTTCAAACAGACGAGGACCTATCAGCGAAAGTTGATTGGATGCCATTCAGCGAAACAGGATTGGATTTCAAACTTGCTATGACCGAAGCAGTTTGGCGCATTCCAGGCACCCGCCTTACTCGCTTTGTCCCTAAAAAGAGAGGCGTCCCAGATGCCTACATCATTAATCCAGAGACTATGGATGTATTGGACGCGGTCAGTTCAGATTGGTATCGCATCATTGATAATGAGCAATGCCACAACGCTACATTAGCGGGCCTAGAAGCCGCCCTACCCCCCTCATTTCTTGTAGGACATGAAATGAAGGGATTTGCTGGACGCAGTGGCGCATTTAGCCAGTGCATGATCGACATCCCGGGGTACAGCTTTGAAATTGCAAACGGTACGGGCAAAACCAATCTTGGTCTTAATGTGAGCTGGAAAAACGATCTGAAGTTATCCACTCAAGTTTGCATCGGAGCGCGCGATTTAGACAGCGGAAACCTGATCAATCTGGGCGTTTCATCAAGCATAGCGCAGCGTCACAAAGGGGCCTGGAAGGCACAGGCCATCATTGATCACATTGGTGAGTGGGTGAACGGTAAATTTGCGGAGCGCATTGATTGCCTGCAAGACATGATGAAAACGTCCGTCACCCATGAGCAGGTAGAGTTAGCTCTGATGATGGGTAAAGGGCGCATGTTGTCCGAAAATGAAGCGGCTAAAATTTGCGATCACATCTTTGACGAAGAGGTTCAGTATTACGGCAAAAGCAAATTTGCGGTGATGTCTGGTCTCGCCAGCTTCTGCACTGATGACGATGCGTTCCCTGTACGCAACTCAGAGGCTGAAGATAACGTTGCTGAGACACTTGCAATCCGTCAAAGCCAGGTGGCCAAACTTGTCATGACACACTTCTTCTACGGACGGAGTTCAGTGTAATGAAAAAGTTTGCAGGATACGCCCGTCACAACTGCCCAAACTGCGGATCTAATCGAGTGTTTTTCAAAATGCGTCAGCATTGGGCAAACACCGCCGCAGCGTATTGGGATCAATCCACTGTTTATTGTGGGGGCTGCGATGCCCCTACATCACACACTTCAAACGGAGGTACCCGTTATGCCATCAATGGTTGATAATATTTTAACGGTCTGGGGACCATACGACGATCTTGCGATCCTAGCGCAAGCCGCAAGGGATCGGACCCTGTTGCAAACAATCAAACCATTGTCACAGGAGGCGACGAAGAGCGCCAACGATACCTGGGGCACCAATTGGGATGTTCAAGATAAAGAACCCCTGCTCTATGACGCGGGCAATCTTGGTGAAAATTGGTATGGCCTGGAGATGCAATTTGAATCCCCATGGGCGGCACCCCTTGGAGCCTACGATGAACTGATCGATCAGGGGTTGATGGTAATTGCATATTACCTGTCCACTGGTGGGCTTGAGTACGGGGGCAAGTATATCGATGGCGAAAACCAATCGTATCACATCGACAAACTGCCAGACGAAATCGTAGCGATCTTCGAAGAGACCTACGACTATGATCGGTTGACCGCAGCTTGACCAACTGCACCACCGCTCTCCGCTGGTTTTCCTCTCCTTCCCAGCGTTGAGGGCATCCCTGCCCCACCAGTTTTTCTCCAGGCTGGTGGGGCTTTTTACATCACACAGTAACAAGTTTTCAGGAGACCACAGACCTTAGTGCACTAAGGATTTTTCAGGATCATGAGGGTTAACAGGTGAGAACATGTTTTCATATGGTGAACAACTCAACACAGTGAAACAGGTACGAGTGCCTGAAGGTGAACACAGGACGATTGATTGTCCGTTCTGCGGTGGTCACAAAAAATTCACAATCTCACACCTTGTGTCCGGCACCATCTTATGGAATTGCTTTCGCGCCTCCTGTACTGCCAAGGGATGTTACAATGGCCAAAGATCAATCAACGGCGCCAAAGCCTACCTTGCTGGTGATGACGACACCAAACGCAAGACTGGCGGTTACCCTATCCCTAAAATTACCGGTGATCCGTTCAACTATGCTCCGGTGCGCCAATACCTGGTATCCGTCAACTCCGTCGAAGCAGCCGAAAAAGGCTTGATCCGGATTAGATATGCGCCAAAGGAAAATCGCGTTCTGTTTTTCAATCGCAATCAGACCGGGGCAGTTGGACGCTTGCTTGAGCGCGGCTCACCAAAATGGATGACCTACGGCGATACCAGCTCTGGCATTCATGTCGGCACTGGGCGCACTGCGATTATAGTAGAGGACGCTGCATCCGCCTGTTCAATTTCCAGAATTAGCGATTTCACAGGTGTTGCATTATTGGGCACTACAATAACTAGTGCACTAAAAAATGCTTTACAGTTATACGATAAATCGTATATCGTACTAGACAATGACGCAGCATCTAAAGCTGTCGCACTAACGAGGCAATTAAGAGGCAATGTTTCCGTAAGGGTCACAAATACCGACCTGAAAGAGCTAACGGTAAAACAAATACAATCCCTAATAATGAATAATAAAAATTGGGATGAGTGAGGAGCGAAACGGTTATGGCTAGAAAGCAATACCGAGGTGTAATGGTTGCGGATTTTGAGGTGGATGGTTCATTCCAAACTGTCGCCCGCCTCGAACAGCTATGGAAAGAAGCTGCCGAAGACATTGCGCGTAAAATGAATGCTGAACTACCTGAAGCAAAAATCACTGCATCAGGTAGTAGTGATGATCCGATCCAGGCTGAACTGCAGGACCGTCGCGGATCTACAGGTGATATTAAAAACATCACATTCCGGGGTGGCCGCGGCGCCAATGAAAAAATGTCCAAGTCGCAATTCGTACGCCTTGAAGAGCTATGGAAAAAGAAGTGGTATGAGGAAAACTTCAACAGCGATCCAAGAGCTGGACTAAAAGGCGAAGATAAAAAGTTGTTTAACAAACTCATGTATATGGCTGATAAGCAAGGGTTTTATATGGATGAAGAAAATGGACGCTTGCGCTCATCCAAAAATAAAACGCTCGCCTATTCAGGTGGTATGGATGATATCGCATACCGCTTCCAACGCAAACTGCGTCAGCTTGAAATGCTATATAATTATGATCCAACTAATGATGCGGCATATATTGCGATTGAGCAACGTTTCATACTTGGTGACCTTGAAGGTATCGGTTCTGTAATTGCCGATTGGGAAATTATGGCGCAGGATCATATGCCGGAGGAAGACCGCGCTCGGTACCATCAATCATTAGAATTGAAGATGGCGGAAGGAGCAAGGGAAGCACAGCTGAACTATCAAAAACGCCTTGAAGAAAAACTTGCAGACGATGGTTTGGAGATTAACGCAGAAGGCGACCTTGAACCCATTGATAAAGACAAGGTCATCAGATCTGAAGGTGGTAAAATGGTTGTCCGCGAGCGCACCGTTAATTTCAAAACGAAGTCTGGCAAAACTTACCATATGACTGTTGATACTGGTAACTTCAAACTCACTGCGGATGGTCTGAAAACACTCTTTGAGTCAGCGAAAGCAAAAGGGCTGAAGCGCAATATCTCTTGGATACGCGCCTTCACTGATGCTGAAGGTAAAGACGCAAAGCCGTTGGAAGTTATCACTGCTGAAGGTGTTGACCCAGACGAAGTACAAAAAATTTGGGACCGGGTTGGAGACAACGGCGTCACCAATAGGGTGTAACCCCTCCCCTCAAAAAAAGTGAAGCTCCATCCTGATATGGGGCTTTATTTTTGTCTCCTCACAATATATAGTGCACTATATTCTGCATTATGGAGAAGTGATGGAAACACAATTGCTAAAAACACTGCTGTCCCATGACAGCTACAAATCAAACAAGGCCCGCCTGAAGCGTAATCTGTTTTCGGATGATGCTGCGGACCTGTATGAAATCTTGGGCTTGGCTCATGCGAAATATGAGCATGATTTAACGTCCGAGGACTTATATTCACTGTGGATCGCTGACCACCCGGTTGCGACAAACACAGAAAAAGCAGATTTCCGCGATCTGATTGACGACATCGAAAAATCTGAGGCAATCAGCTCCGATGTCGCCAACGATGTAATCAAAAAACTCTGGCAAAAAGAAATTGGACGCGAAATCACAAATTTAGGGATCAATCTGTCAGAAGGCGATCATTCCGCCTTCAACTTGCTGCAGTCCTTGATTGAGCGCGTTGGCGAAAACTACATGCCGGACGATTTCGGACCAACAACGACAAAGGACCTCCCTGCCCTGTTAAAACGAGCGTCTAATGGATCGCGTTGGCAGTTTAATATCAACTCCCTCAGCAGCGCCGTTTATGGGATCGGCCCAGGTGAGTTCATGGTACTTTTGGCTCGGCCAGAGACTGGTAAAACGGCCTTTTTGGTATCCTTGATGGCTGGCCCCGGCGGCTTCTGCGATCAAGGCGCAAAAGTGATCTACCTCGGAAACGAAGAAGATACAGAGCGCACAATGCTGAGGGCCTATCAAGCCGCAGCAGGGATGGATATTCATGAGGTCATTGCAGACCCTAAACGAGCCGTAAAATCGTTCTTCTGTGCCAAAGACAATCTTGAGATGAAGGATGTCGTTGATTGGGATTTGGATCGTATCGACGGGTACTGTCGTAAGATGAAACCGGATGTATTAGTCATCGACCAGGCCGACAAAGTTGGGGTTTCTGGACACTACAACGCTACGCATGAGCGGTTCAGGGAACTCTATCGACGCCTGCGGGAATTGGCGAAGCGACATCAATGTGCATTGATCGGTATATCGCAGGCATCCGCCGATGCGGAGGGCAAGACGCGGGTGGATTTCAGCATGGCGGAAGGCTCTAAAACGGGCAAAGCGGCTGAAGCGGATCTGATCATTGGTATCGGAAAACACAGCGGTGACAACGAAGATGGTGAACCAGATAACACCCGGTTCTTAACCATCAGCAAAAACAAGCTTTCAGGCTATCATGGAACGATCCCCGTTCTTATTGAGCCTGCAGTATCTCGGTATTCGTCATGAAGCGGTTAGTGTTGGACCTTGAAACGACCGTCCAGAAAATGGATGGAAAGTTCGATAATAGTCCGTTCAACCCCGATAATCGCTGTGTTTCAGCCCATTTTGGATTTTTGGGCTGGGATACAGTGGATGAAGTGTTTTCGTTGGTATTTCACCACACTGAAAAACCAGAACCGGACTGTCGCAGCCTTTTAGAAGAATGCCTAAAGGAGGCAGATGTCCTTATCTGTCACAATAGCAAATTTGATAGTCTGTGGCTCACTGAAATGGGGTTCACACTGCCCCCGCAAGTGCACTGCACAATGTTGCGGGAATATGTCCTTTCAAAAGGTCAAAGGCGCGAACTATCCCTAAAGGCTGTTGCGGAACGGCGGGATACAACCCGCAAGCAAAGTGATCTTGTTGATGACCTATTCAAATCCGGCACAGGGTTTGAAGCGATGCCACTGGCGACCGTTCTGGAATATGCGGAGGCGGACGTAAAAGCCGCAGGTGAAATTTACCTGAAACAAATGGATGATTTTGGGCTTGAGGCAAACGCATCCCTCAACGCCATTTTGGATTTATCCAACGATATGATGCAGTGCCTGATCGAAATGGAGCACAACGGCATCAATGTCGATTTGACTGCACTGTCTGAAGTTGAGGCTGAGTTCGCAGCCGAAAAAGCGGATCTGGAAAAACGTTTAAACGAAATCGTTGAACAGGTTATGGGCGATACCCCCATCAACCTGAATAGCGGTGCAGATATGACCAAGGTTGTGTATTCCCGTATGGTGGTAGATCGCCATGAGCATCAGCGTTTGTTCAATATAGGGATTGGTGCCAATGGTAAGCCCCTGCGGCCTCCAAGGATGTCCAAAACACAATTCGCAAATACGGTTAGACGTACCACCCAAGTGGTGAAGAAAACCCAAGCGAAGTGCTGCAAGACCTGCAATGGCCGGGGCAAAATTCGGAAGTTCAAAAAGAATAGTGAACCGTTCAAGAACGAAAATCGTTGCCCCACCTGCTCAGGCAAAGGCGCTCTTTATGAGCAGTTAAAAGCTACGGCTGGTTTGAGGCTAGTCCCATCTGGGCCGGGAGATGCGAGCATCAATGGGTTTAAATGTGACAAAACCACAATCAAACTTTTGACCGCTCAAGCTGAGGACAAAGGCAACGATCTTGCCGTTGAGTTTTTGACTAAGATCAGCCGCCTGAATGCAGTTTCGGTGTACCTCGACAGTTTTGTGAAAGGCATACAGACATGGACCCGTCCGACTGGCTTGCTGCACACAAACTTCAATCAATGTGTCACCGCAACAGGTCGCTTGTCGTCCTCCAATCCTAACTTCCAGAACCAACCCAAGCGGGGTTTTCCAATTCGCAAGTGTGTTGTTTCCCGCTTCG